ACCTTACTCTGCCCAAGCAACATACCAGCATTAAAAAATGGTACGAGCTTGACGGTTTTCCCACGAACACTAAACAACTGACTATTAACAGTACAGTAAGTTTTGTGGAAAAAGTTTTTCCCAGGTGAAGGAAGAAGCCCTGATTCAGGTAGCATTGAAAGCCACTTGTCATACTTCTCCTGTGATGTTCTAAATAAAATATCATCACCATTAATCATCACGTTTAAGTCAGTAAAATTTTTGACTTCTGGCTCTACAGCACGCCAGTATGTAGCTAAATTGATAGCACATAAAACAGGAAAACTCAAGACCGAACCCATCAATTGTCCATTACTTTGGACAACAGGTTCAAGATCTTGACCGTAGCCGGTAGGATAGTGAATTTCATGTTCATACAAGACAGATCTGCAAATATTCTTATGCTTTTCTGTGATAACACCTTGTTTAATTGCTTTATCTAATACTGATTCGAAGAACATTTTTGTAAGTTCTATCTTAACATTATCAGTAGCGGCGGAAAAATCCCCACTAGCAAAATCACCATCAGGTGAACGTGTTATTAATTCTTCAATATGGCTGGCCTGTAAAGGTTCACCAATTAACTTAAATTGAAAGAATTGTTTCATGTACGAATGAATATCCAATTGAAGGCCTTTTGCAACAGCATAGGCATAAGCATTACTTTTCGTAATGTTACGTATCTTCAATGGTTCACATATAGGGTGCACTTTGGCCTTACATTGTGATACTGGAGTATCATCAATGAGTTGTTTTAAACCAATAGTTGCATAGCCACGTCTCTCCATCACTCCAGATCTTGGATGAAAAGACATTAGAAGTAACTCATCGTTACTAGTGTAGCCGTTCTTTACATTATCATGTAAAAGAACACCCTTGGCACCACCTTGTGTGGTACCAGCCTCCCAGCAGGCAGACGTACTATATTCATTAATTGAATTAGTACGCCCGAACGTCATTTTATGTGTAATATTATCAAACTTTAACTTAAAATCTTCAACCGGCGTTAAACCTGGTGTTTTAATAGTTTTAGGACAAATACTACGATATACAAAAGGATGGATTGGATCCACTTCCTGCATAAAATACGTTCTCATCGGAATTGCACACTTTTCCATCGCTTTTCTATGTTTAACAAGAGAAGTCATGATGAAAGCATCCGGTACAACCTCGGCACATCGCTTTAACTGCGCGATGGACCAGAAGAGGTGTTGGTTCTTATCCGTTTGTGACACCAAACGGTTTCGTAAATATCTACGAAGGGAACCTTTAAATAGAAGTGGGATCTTACTTGATAAGCACCAAACTGGCCGCTCAGGTAAAACCCGTTGTTTTAAACTTCTAGCATGGAGATATGTCGTCGAGTATTTAACTAAATCAATATATTGATCATAGTTTTCAACAGACAACAAACTCTCCACAATGGAAAAAATGGATAAGCGACAGAACTTAGTAAAAAAATCTACTTCTCTATCAGCTATAATCTCGATGAAACCAATCGAAATTTGTAAAGCACTTACAACCCATTCTTTCTCAAACCACTCTGCGCTAACTTTTAGTATGTGCAAGTGGGTACTTTCCGCGAAAACCTGTAGGTTCAAGCCAGAGTTCACCAATTCATTTTGGATAATTCTAGCACGTATAACACTGTCACAGTGTATACTTACAGGTCTAAGGTAATCTTCTTTTACCACATTCCCGTGTCCTTGGTTGGACATAGATGTGATAATCGAACTACGATTACTTAAGGCGCGAGACAACAGATATAATGCATCTAAGGATGCATTGGTAGTATTTATACTACTTTTACTATTGTGATTCGTCA